AATACAAAGGTTATACAACCAACAAAAGATACCTAGAATTACTTGAGAACGGACCTCAAAGTTTATCTCAAGCATGGATACTAGGTGCTTTGCATAACGAGTGGAAGAAGATTAAGGGTTATGCAGACGATTATTCGGATGAAAATACAGGGCAACTTCAATCGTCATTTAAAGATTGGAATGCTAGAGTCGAATAAATATCCTTATAAGGAATAAAATTGTGTTATGACTTCTAAAGTAAAACAGCTAACAGACGAATCATTCTACAGGAAAAGATTAGCTGCTGTTGATCCAATGTGGGAAGAGTACTATCTTGGTGTCGCTACAAAGTTAGTAGAGAAAGGATATGAGAGTCCTCGTCTATTGGATAATATTATAGAAGCACTACCTCGTGAGTTAGATCCTGAGTTTTACTCTGTAATGTGTATGGTTAATCCTCGTTTACATGAGAATTCAGATCTTGCTGAGAAGAAATCTGCAAAAGCAATAGTTAGAAGTCTTGCTGCTAGTGGTTTCTTTGAAGGAGCAAAGTATGGTTTATATAAAGGATCTGGTAAGGCAGGTGGTGCTATGAAAGCTTTCCTTGATAAGAAAGCAGAAAAATTAAAGAAAGAAAAAGAAAAGCAAAAACCTGAGTACAAGAACAACCCTGCATTTGGTGATGCATCACATCATTCTAATAAAAAAACTAGAACTGAAGCAGTTAAAGTAAAGAGATGGTGGGATGATGATGGAGATGGAAAAGGATATGAGAAGGGTGAGGTAGATGGATCATTTAAAAAAGGTAAGAAGAAAGTAAAAGAACATCATGAGAAAGATAAAGATGGTAATACAATTCCACATAAACTAGAAGAAAAGAAAGCAGCAAAAGATTATGATGGAGACGGTAAAGTAGAATCAGGTAAGGCAGAATACTTTGGTTCTAAAGACAAGGCAATCAAAAAGGCAATGGGTAAGAAGGTCAAGCATGATTGTTCATCTAAAGTAAAACATGAAGAGTATGGTATAGGTGATTGCATCAAAGAAATGCATACTCTTGATCAGAATGGTAACATCACACATTACGATGTACTATTTTCAGACAGAGTTGTTAAGAATGTTCCTGTTGAAAACTTAGAAGTTCTTGTTAGTGAAATGCATGAGCATTATATTAATGATGAAAAGAATAAGGAAGTAGTAGAAGGTAGCATGAAGCAAGCAAGAAAGAATGTTGGTGCATCTACTTGTTGGGATGGTTACAAAGCAAAAGGAACTAAGAAAAAAGGTGGTAAGGTAGTTCCTAACTGTGTAAAGGAAGAGGACATTGATGAAGGTAAGGATGGTTTATGGGATAACATCCGTCAAAAGAAAGCAAGAATGAAGGCAGGATCTGGTGAGAAGAAGGCAAAACCAGGTGACAAGGACTATCCAAAGACATTGAATGTTGAGAATGAAGTTCTTAGTACAGTTAAGAGTGTAGTAAGAGAGGGTATTGCTAACTCATATGCTTTGGAAATTCCCATAGAGATAGTTGATTTTCTAGAGCAAAGAAACATACCTTTAGATGTTGCTGAGAAACTATCAGAGGAACAAATTGATTACATTTTCGACTTATACATAGAGGAAGAGAAGCAACCAAAGAACTGCGGTTGTGGACAGAATCCTTGTGTGACATATGGTAAGCAAACTGAAAAATGCGACGGAGACTCTGTGGCAAAAGTATAAGGACGCTCTATTTGAGACATTCCCTGACTTAGTAGTAAAAGAAACATGGGCTGATTGGGAATCAAAAGATGCTACTTTACATGCTGATATTCGTGTAGGTAAGCACTTCCTAAAAGCAAGAGAAGCACAAATAAACGATCCAAGATCTGACATATACAACACTATTCTTTATCCTAAGACTGGTGCAGATCTCCCCTGTTTTGGTATGGATCTCATGAAGTTTAGTGAGAAGAAAGTTATAATAGTATTTGACTTCCAACATCCAAGAGAAAATTATCTATACTCTGTCGATAGTTTACCTAAAGACGATGGTAAGTATAGGTTCTTTGAGATGGGTAATCATTTTTCAGAAAATATATTTGTAAGATATTGTAAACCTGAGGAGGTCAATGATTATTTGCCTATGTTTAAAACATATCTTATATGGTATAAGCATATCATAGATGAGGCAAACCCTACTGGACTAGATACAACAGTATATAAAGACTTTGATACTTACATGACTAAACTAGATCCTGTTAGAGGGTATCTTACAGCAAAGTTTGGTAAAGATAAGTCAGAATCTTTTGTTGATAATTTTTTATTCAGTTACAAATGACCTATGAGAATCCCTGGTACTACAAAGATACAGCTTTCACTTCTGATGATATTGGCGATTTCTTCGGTTTCGTCTACCGCATTACAAATATCCAGTCGGGTAAAAAATACATCGGACGAAAATATTTCTATCAAAAACGAAAGCCTAGAGGTGGCGGTAGGAAAGTTACATCTGAAAGTGACTGGAAAAAATACTATGGGAGCTGTCCTGAGCTTACTGCAGATAGGAAACTACTTGGAAACTCCAACTTTAGACGAGAAATCATATCCCTCCACACAACAAGTGGATGGGTCAATTATGAGGAGACCAAGCAACTCTTTCTAAACAATGTCTTAGAAGAAAAATTTGAAAATAACGAACCAATGTATTATAATAGTAATATACTAGGTCGATACATGAGAAAAAATTATGGCTGAATTTAAAGACGATACTCTTTACGGTTCTTCTGATACTCACATGTATATGATGGAGTGGGAGAAACATTATATGGAAACTTGTATCAATTTACTAGAACCAGCAGGTGATGTATTAGAAATTGGTTTTGGATATGGTTTTTCTGCAACACATATTCAACAGTTTGATATCAAATCTCATACTATTCTTGAGCCAGATGAAGAGGTATATAAAAAAGCATTAGAGTGGGCAAAAGATTATCCTAAAGCAAAAATAATTAAACAGGCATGGCCATGTACAGATAACCTTGGCAAATATGATTGTTTCTTTCATGATCCTTACATTGAGGATGCTAGTGAGGAGTTATTAAAATATAATTGTACTAACATATACTTTTTAATTAAATGTATAAAAGAATTAGCAAACAAAGATTCTAGATTTTCATTCTTCTGCTCTGTTAATGGAGAGAATAATACTATAGGACAATACTTTGATCGTCTTCAACGCACACTTGTTGATGAATGCCCAGACGCTGAATATAAAATCTCTGTATATCAATACGACAGTACAAATGTACCAGAACATTGTAATTATACAAATGAAGGGTGGTTATTTACTCCGTTGATTCAAGTTCAGCAATGATAGAATATCTTTTTCCTACTCCTTTCTACAAAACTAATGTTCCTTGCCCTAAAAAAGAATGGGATGGTATGATGGATGTATGTGAAAAATTTTATAATAAAAATATACAAGAGATTAATGATTGTGGAAATTTTACAGGTGATCAAGACATACCAGAGTTCTTTTTGTTGCATACTACCAAACAATTCTACTGGTTAAACTATCATATGGGTCAGGCAGTTAAAGAATATTTAAAAGAGATTACTGATGATGAAGACTATTCTGTTTTCTTTCAGAAGTCATGGCCGAATGTAACTAGATTAGAAGATGGTGGTAATCCAAATCATTACCATAAAGGATCTCATTTTAGTGGAGTCTATTATCTAAGGACTGAGGGTAGTGGAGGAACTTTAAATCTTCAGAGTGGTAATGAAATGGATATGTTACCATTAAATTTAAAACCATACCTAGGAATATTTCAATTCAATCCTGTAGACGGTGATCTAATTGTATTTCCATCTAGTGTAATGCATAATGTTAGAGGTTTTTCTGGATCACATTATAGAGCATCTATAGTGTATGATATATTCATTACATCTTCAGAAACAATTGATGATCGTTATGAGAACATTGTTACATCACCACATTTATGGGTAAGAGTATGATTGCTAAAGTATATGACAACTTATTTTCTCCTGCATTTGTAGCAACTACAGATGAGATGGTGTTTAATCTACCTGTTTCATGTACCAATGAAGCGAATGGCAAACGCTATCCTGATGGTGGAGGTGGCACTCATAGATTATTTGGTGAAAATTTATTTGAAAGAAGTAGTGTTAATACAGTTACTAACTGGTCACCTAAAGCATCTGTGTTTTTTAATATGCTGCGACATATTGAAGAGGTAACAGAGACAACATATTATTTGTCGAGGATAGATCTAAATTTACAGCATTCTTTTTGTGATGGTAGTGCTCATATTGATGGTGACTATAGTAATTCAACCATCATGTACTTCTCAAATTGTGAATGGGAGAAAGAGTGGGGTGGTCAGTTCCAAATACTTGATGGACAACATGGTAATGTCATAGAAGAGTATGAGTATGTGCCTGGTAGAGTTATTATTTTTCCATCTAATTATTGGCATAGAGGTCTAGGACCGAGGCATCCATATGTGTATAGATACAGTATAGTATGGAGAGTAACTGCAGTTGACAGCATTGATTTATGATAGACTATACTTATACTACGGATCTTAAACCATCTATTGCAACAGTTCCTAAATTTTTATCAGCAAAAGACTTTCGTTATGCTACAGAGTTTGCTCAAAAATCACCTTACATATGGGGCGAGAGTGATGCTGGTAAATTCAAACCAACAGGAATGATCTATGATATCATGGATGAAATGATTGGAGTTGGTGAGTTAGATAATGGAGAGATCGTACCTGAGGCCGAAAGAAATGTATCAATCAGTGATAAAGATCAGTATATAATTGATATGTTTGATGCAAATATATGTTCTAGGTTTCCAGAGATGGAAGATTATGATTTGTATAGAGCGTATATTAATTGCTTTGCTCCTAGAGAGATAGCAAATTTTCATCAAGACTGTGCAGATGGTTACGATGCTATAACTTTTATATTTTATGGTAATGAATTGTATACTGGTCTAAATGATGGTGGAGCAACTGAGTTTTATCTTGACGATAAAATTATTGCTATACCACCAATACCAAATACCCTACTAAAATTTACTGCATGGGTTTGGCATAGAGCAACTCCTCTTAAATCTGATCATCGTTTTACTTATGCGTTCAAGTACTGTAGAAAAGATTATTAAAGATGATCGTTACTTCATGGAAGATAATTTATTTCTTCCTGAGGTTATAGATGAGTTGAGAGAGTTTGCATTGACTACAGATGTCAAGGATGATTCTTATAATGGATATCATTCTATAAACTTTACAAGAGATTCATTCCCACTTGATTTGTTAAAGGACATAGTGACCTCATTAAAATCAAAGTATAAATTTCTAGGAGAATTTTCTAGAGGTTGGGCATTTGTGCATGATAATAATGCTAGTGGAGTAACACCTCATGCAGATCCAGCAAAATATAATATCAATCTATGGGTTAGTCCTAATGAGTCTGTTCAAGATCCAGAGAAGAATGGATTAATTCTTTATGATATTCAACCACCACCAAGTTGGACATGGGAAGAATATAATAATGATATAATAATGATAAGAAAATACCTAGAGTATACTAAATCTAAGAAGACTGTCATACCCTATGCATGTAACAGACTTTTGATTTTTAACTCTAAATATTTTCACGAAACTAACAAGGTTTCTATGATCGATGGATCAGATAATAGAAGAGTAAACTACACATTCATGTTCGAGTGACTAAATTTTTTAAAGCATCTGATTTTGAATTCAATCCTAACTGGGCGATCAATGTTGAACCTTGGAAGGATTCTAAGATCATGTTTGTTGATGATGTATATAAGTATCCAGATAAGGTGTATTCATACTTGAGTTCTATTCAAGCAATCAGAACTCATAAATCTATTAGAGGGTCTAAAAATGGCATAGACTTTATGGATGGTCAGATGGCCATTGATAATAGATGGGATCAGAATAGAAAATTTCTTATTGAAATGCTTGCCGATGCTTATGGTGTTCCAGATATAGATCCACATGCTGTTCCAAATACTACTAATACTTTTAGATTAATATCAGATTATCCTGGTGCTGGTAACTATTGGCATCCTCATGTAGATGGACAGTTAAACTTTATGATCTATCTGAATCCATCTCATCATATGAGAGCAGGTACCACCTTATATAATGCTGCTAATACAAAAGCAAAAGCATTTTTAAAAAATAAAGATACAGAGCATAGTAATCCTTGGAGAACACACAAGCAATTTACTGAAGAGTTATGTATCTTGGATAGATTTAATCAAGGAGTTGTTTTTCCTGGTCAGTGGTTCCACGGTCAAACAATAACAGATAATTTTTTTAAGACCACTACAAGATTTACTGAAGTTACTTTTATTTGAGTTATGTTAAGAGTTAAATGCAAGAGATGTAATACTGAATTGATCAGTACCAACAAGGTTCAAAGTTGTGGATGCACAAACAGAATGGTGTTGGAAGGAGATACTGTATCTGCGGTCAACCTTTCAGAAGTTATATTACTAAATAATACAATTGTCAGCAAAACTAGACATTTGACTGAAAATGAGTTAGAATGGCAAGAACAACGCAGAAAGCGTAAAATCCGCAAACTTACCTACGAGGAACGATGATCGACTTAGATGCCAGATACCACGAATATTTAATAAGAGATAATAAAAATTTCAGACTTGATGGCATTGATGAGAAAGTCAAAGCGTATGGTTACACAGATAACGGACAAGAAATAGATGGTTACTATGTGACCACAGAGAATTATACTTTCTATTTTTGTACAAAAGGAGTCTTCAAAAGGAAGGAGGAGTTAGTAAAGTGAGTGGAGATTGTAAGAATCAACCCATCGTTTTTTATGCTAAAGAGATGACGGTTACAAAGAAAATCCTTTTATCAAAGCAAGGTGTTAAGTTTGCATATGATATTTTTAAAACAGAAAAAGAATTGACAAAGGATCAGGACTAGTCTATAATAGATCAGTACACAAATCCAAAGATCAATAATGTCTTGTGGAAAAAATCATACCTATGACACCTATCAGACTGCTGCTGATGGGGTTAAACTTGCGGTTATCGAAGCTCTAAATATAGACGAAGAGACAGATACGCTAAAAGAACTCTGGAGCATTTACATTAGTCTCCGTTCTATAGCTGATAACTCTGCACAGCATTCCGAAGAAATTACAGGTAATATAGATATCGATACTAGCATTTTTAATGTCGGGTTAACAACCGATATTATGACAGGTATTGATCTTGAAGATTTAAGTGAAGGTCTGCATGCAGGTGACTCTATATCATTCGAGTAAATGAAAGCATTAATCACAGGTATTACTGGACAGGATGGATCGTACCTTGCTGAACTTCTCCTTGAGAAAGGATATGAAGTTCATGGTATAGTCCGTCGTTCTTCTCTCATTAATACACATAGGATCGATCACATATATGATAAGATCCAACTCCATTATGGAGACTTAACCGACTCTGGTAGCATCATTAGTTTAGTTCAAAAGATTAAACCAACTGAGGTGTACAACCTCGCTGCTATGAGTCATGTTAAGGTGTCATTTGAGATACCTGAGTATACTGGTGAGGTAGATGCTCTTGGAACCCTCCGTCTTTTAGAAGCAATTCGTCTTCTAGATCATGAGTGTAAGTTCTATCAAGCATCTACTTCAGAGTTATATGGATTAGTGCAAGAAGTCCCACAAAAAGAAACTACACCTTTCTATCCTCGTAGTCCTTATGGGTGTGCTAAGTTGTATGCCTATTGGATAACAAAAAACTATCGTGAAGCATATGGAATCCATGCTAGTAATGGAATTCTATTCAACCATGAATCCCCTAGGAGAGGCGAAACTTTTGTAACTAGAAAGGTTACAAGAGGTCTGTCTCGTATCTCCACAGGGATGGAGTCAGAACTGTTGTTAGGTAATCTAGATGCTAAGAGAGATTGGGGGCATGCCAAGGATTTTGTTCGTGGTATGTGGATGATCACTCAACATCATACACCTGACGAGTTTGTTCTTGCTACTGGTAAGATGCGTAGTGTTAGAGAATTTGTTGAGGAAGCAGCAACCTATTTTGGGTTGAATATTGAATGGAGAGGTGAGGGTATGGAAGAGGTTGGTTATTGCAAATCTCTCCGTAGAAACATCATCAAAGTTCACCCTAAATATTACCGCCCAACAGAGGTCGAAGAACTTTTAGGTGATGCAACCAAGGCAAAAGAAGTCTTGGGATGGGAACCTGAGTTATCATTTACTGATCTTGTAGAAGACATGTGTATTTACGGACAATGAATTGTAGCAAATTTCACGAAATTAAAAAATGTAGGGTCTGTGGCAACGAACATTTTGATGTCGTCCTTGACCTAGGTGATCAATATCTTTCTGGTATATTCCCTAAAGAAATTGATATGGACATGTACAAAGGTCCCCTAACTCTTGTTAAATGTAACGAGAAGAAAGGTGGATGTGGTCATGTTCAATTACAACATACATTTGATCTCCCTACCATGTATGGAGATGAGTACGGATACCGTTCTGGACTAAACAAAAGTATGATTCGCCATCTTAAAGAGAAGGCATTAAAAATTCAGAGTGATGTAGAACTTGAGTCTGGTGATATCGTAGTTGATATTGCTGGTAATGATGGAACTTTCTTGGGATTCTTTCCTAAAGATTGTCAGTTAATTAGTATCGATCCTACCTCTAAGAAATTTAAAGATTATATTCCTGAGAATGTAAGTTACATTGCTGACTTCTTTTCTGCAGAGAAATTTAATGAAAGGTTTGGTAAACAGAAGGCAAAAGTTATTACTTCCTTCTCTATGTTCTATGACCTAGAAGATCCATGCGAGTTTGCTAGACAAGTTCGTGCTTGTTTAGAACCAAGTGGTGTCTGGGTGCTAGAGCAGAGTTATATGCCTGAGATGCTTCGTGCTAATTCATTTGATACAGTATGTCATGAGCATCTATCATACTATGGTATGAGACAGATCAAATATATTATGGACAAAGCAGGATTTAATATCATTGACTTTGAGTTTAATGATGTTAATGGTGGTAGTATATCTGTAGTTGTTTCTCCTTTAGGAAAAGAATGTACTACAAAATTAACTGCTATTCTTGCTAGTGAAATTGAACAAGGTTTAGATACTACTGTGCCTTGGGATGAGTTTGGTAATAGAATAAATTCATGCAAGGAACAGTTCTGGAAGATTATAGATTATTATAAGAAGAACAACGCTAAGATCTGTGCGTTAGGTGCTAGTACTAAAGGTAATGTAACTCTTCAAACATGGGAAGTTACTCCTAATGACATAGCAGTTATAGGTGATGTTAATCCAGACAAAGATGGTTCTTACACACCTGGTACTTGGATTCCTATTAAGGATGAAGAGGATGTTTTATTATGGGATTATGATGTTCACATTGTATTGCCTTGGCATTTTAGAGATTTCTTTTTAAAGAATCCTAAGTTTAAAGGTAAGAGATTTTTATTCCCCTTACCAGAACCAGAAGTTGTTATTGCTCAATGAGACTGAGGACAATGCATAAACAATCTAGAATCTTCGTTGCAGGTCACAAAGGACTAGTAGGATCTGCAATAGTTCGTCGTCTTAAACAAGATGGATATCAAAATATTATCACTCGTACTCGTCAAGAAGTTGATCTTCTTGATCCTGTAGCAGTTGAGAATTTTTTTAGAGATAGTAAAATAGATTTTGTCTTTGATGCTGCTGCTAGAGTCGGTGGCATTCATGCTAATGATGTATATTCTGCAGAGTTTATCTATCAGAATACACAGATTCAAATGAATCTTATTCATTATGCATACAAATGGCATGTCAAGAAATTTTTATTCCTAGGATCAGTTTGTATCTATCCTAAGTTTGCTGAGACTCCTGTGAAAGAAAAGTCATTAATGTCAGGTGAATTAGAACCTACTAATGAAGCATATGCTATTGCTAAGATACATGGTATAGAAATGCTGAAGATGTATAACAAACAGTATGGATTTAAAGGTGTATCATTAATGCCATCTAATCTCTATGGTCCTGGTGATAACTTCCATCCTGAGAATGGACATGTTATACCTGCATTGATGACTAAGTTTAATAATGCTTGCATCACACCTTCTAATCCTGACGAGAGTGATGAAATTGAATCTCAAAAAACAGAGTTAACTGTTACATGTTGGGGTGATGGTACACCTATGAGAGAGTTTACTTATGTTGATGACCTAGCAGACGCATGTATGTTTGCTATGGAACATTATGAACATGCTGAGTTACTCAATGTTGGATCAGGTGAAGACATTTCTATATTCCATCTAGCACATAAGGTTGCTGCTGTTACTGGTTATACTGGTAAGATAGAATGGGATACTAGTCGTCCTAATGGTACACCTAAGAGACCACTGGATTATAGTACAATATCTGAGAAAGGATGGAAACCAAAATATACTTTAGAGGAAGGTCTCGCTGAGACATATAAATGGTTTATAGAACACACTTTTATACAGACTAAATGATTGGTATTAATTATGTTGGCAAGCGTAAAGAGCGTCTAGCAAATCAGATGTTTCAATATGCTGCTGTGAAAGGTATAGCAAAGAACAAGGGGTATAACTGGTGTGTGCCTCCTTCTAATTGGAAAAGTTCTGCAGATGATTGGGAAGAGCATCAATTATTCCAACCATTTAAACTCACTTCAATGAGTCCTTTACAGATACAGATGATTGATGAGAGTCGTCCTGTTGTAGAAGAAAAAACATTTCATTTTGACGAAGATTTATTTAATAATTGTCCAGACTTTGTATCACTTCTTGGATTCTTTCAATCAGAAAAATATTTTTTAAATGTTAGAGAAGAATTACTAGAAGATTTTACTTTCCATGATGATATATCAGATCCATGTAAGGAAATGATAAGAGAAGTTGATAATCCTATTGCACTTCATGTCAGAAGAACAGACTATGTTCATTATAAACACCATCCTATTGTTGATATAAATTACTATAGGAAAGCACTGAGTAAGTACGACTCAGATCGCACCGTCGTCATTTTTTCAGACGATCCTTCTTGGTGTATGGAGCAGGAGTTATTTTCTGATGATCGTTTCATAGTATCACAGGCAGACAATCAGTATGTTGATCTTTGTTTAATGACCATGTGTAATGATTTTATTATTGCTAACTCATCATTCTCTTGGTGGGGTGCATGGTTGTCTACTAATAAAGACAAGAGAGTGATTGCACCATCTAAATGGTTCGGTCCTCCTTTGGATACCCAAAATAATACCAAGGATTTATATTGTAAAGGTTGGGAATTAGTATGAAAGTTGCATTACCTAATGGTAAGTTAGCGGTTATATTCATCGGTACTAATAAGTATCTTGAATTTTTCCCTAACTATTTTAATTCTTGTATGGAAAATCTAGCTCCATCAAGTTTTGTTGAAAAACATTTTTTTGTTTTTAGTGACGGTAAAGTAGAGGGAGAACTTCCTGACAATATTACATTTGTTCCTACAGAACATAAACCTTGGCCAGCAATTACCTTAGAAAGATTTCATACTATCTTAACGATAGAAGATACTCTTAAAGATTATGATTGGATTCTTTTTTTGGATGCTGATATGGAAGTCAGACAGAAAGTAGACAGTAACGAATTGTTTACTTCTAAAGATTTCATTGGGGTTCATCATCCATGTCATTATAAAACTGGCACAGGAGACTATGAAAGGAATCCTAAGTCAGAGGCATGTGTGACAGGTGATCAAACCAATTACTATCAAGGATGTTTGTGGGGTGGTAAAACTTCTGCTGTTATTCCTATGATGAAGACTCTGAAAGATAGAGTTGACAAGGATTATGAGAATGATATAATAGCAGTGTGGCATGATGAAAGTCATCTTAATAAATTCTTCATTGATAATGAGGATAAATTACATGCTCTTTCACCTGACTATGCATTTCCAGAATGTTATCCTGACTATCCTTTTGAACAAAAAATTGTACATCTAGCAAAAGACAATAAATCTTATCAACAATGACAGATCCTAATGCATGGCAAATGCCAACCTTCTATACTTCTGACAAAGCAACTAAACTCAGAAGAACTTTTCCTGGTTTACATCTAGTAGACAGGCAAAATTTTTCTCAGTGTTATCAGGACATGTTTGTTTTGTGTATGCTTGATGGAAAACCTAAAGGAACATTTGTAGAGATTGGGTCAGGACATCCTGTTATCTCTAACAATACTGCTCTTCTTGAAGCTAGATATGAATGGACAGGTATAGGTTTTGAAATCAAGGAAGCAGAAGCAGACATGTATAATGAACATCGCAAAGCACCAGTTGCTTTAGGTGATGCTACTACTGCTGACTTTGATGCTTTGTTTAAAGAGGTTAAATTAGGACCAGTATTTGATTATCTACAAGTTGATTGTGAACCAGCACAGGTCACATTCGATGCTTTGAAAAAGATAGATCTATCCAAGTACAAATTCGCAGTTATTACATTTGAACATGACTCGTACAATGATGGCAACACTGTCAGGGATGCTTCAAGAGAGTATCTTAAGTCTTTTGGTTATAAGCTTATTGCTGATAACATCTCGGTAGATGACTCCCATCCATTTGAGGATTGGTGGTGTCATCCAGATTTAGTTCCATCACATTGCATAGATGATATGCTTTGTGTTGATGGAGAGACGAAAAAAGCAGAGGACTATATGTTAATTCCACTAACCGTTATGAAATGAATGAATTTACGGTCTTAATCTACCTTGTATTTTTTGTATCACTTTTTGGTGCTACATTTGCATTCATGTGGAAGATGATGACCACAACTTTAAAAGAGTTTGATAAAGTAAATGTAAAACAAAATTTGCATCCCGAAATGAGGGATGTAAAATCTGGTGAGTCTCTTCTTGTATTCAATCCTCAACAAGATGATGATGATGACGATGATGAGGGTGATGTTATTGTTGTACGAAAATGAAATGTGTTCTTTGGGGTTACCCATTACATACTGATACCTATTCATATGTTCATGAAGGATTTAAAAAAGCATTAGAGCGTAGCGGTCATAAAGTTTACTGGTTTCATGATAAAGAATATCCAGATGATTTTGATTACGATGATTGTGTTTTCTTTACTGAGGGTTATGCTGATAAAAATATACCCTTAAGATCATCATCTGTTTATTATGTACATGTATGTGTCAATCCTCAGAAGTATCTTGGTACTGTAAAGAAACTAATTGATGTTAGATATCATCAAGATAGTATGGATAATGATAACTATGAGTTTCATCATGACCTTAAAGATTTTGAGGAGTTAGATACTGGAGTTTGTATTGATAGGAGAGAGTCACAGGTACAAGGATATGATATAGTATATCTTGCTTGGGCTACTGATTTGATGCCCGAAGAATTTGATGAGGATTGGGTAAATATTGAAAGAGAAAAAATATATTATCATATCGGTAGTGTGTCAGCAGATGGTCGTTTTAAGAACGCACACCTGATACAAGAATTTGGACAAATGTGTGCTAAAATAGATGTGAAGACTGCATGGTCTAATCCTTGGACTAATCCTCTTGAAGGTGATGTCATGAGAGATCTTATGCAAAAGTCTTTCTTGTCTCCTGACTTGAGGAATGATACCCATAAGAGATGGGGTACCAAAACTTGTAGATTATTTAAGACTATGAGTTATGGTAATCTAGGACTTACTAACTCACCTAAACTTGCTGAGTTTGCTGGTCCTGAAATCATCTGTAAAGAAAGCATTCCAGAATTATTTGAAGAAGGTCTTCGTCATATGAATGATAAGGAACTTCTTCTTAGACAGATGCAACACACTAAAAAGCATCATACATATGTTAATCGTATTAATGGACTCTTGAGATTGTTATGACAAAACTTAGTTTTGGTTTCATCGTTGGCGGTGGAGATACTTATTATAAAAACTTGATGAGAGCTTGTGAGTCTTTAGAAAGAATCAAACAAGATCATGAGATTGTTATTATTGATATGGAAGATCGTCTTTCAATAGATGATCCTAAGGTCAAGATTGTAAAAGCATCTCGTGAAGAACTTAAGAATGAGGACTCTAGAAATTGGTTCCAACCTCACATATGGGCAGAGAGATATAATCTCTTTAAACATGTAGAAACTGAACATTGTTTTTACATGGATACTGATACTGTTGTCATCAATGATAGAGTTGATGAACTGATTGAAGAAGCACAAGATAATTTTTTATGTACTCAACATTGGTGGGTTCCTACTCTTGCTGACTACATGAATAAAGTAGAAGTTATGCATGCTGGATTGTCTAATTATCTTCCTGATAATAGACACTCATATAATTATGCATCATCAGGTGCATTCTTATTCCAGAAGGACAAGCATGATCATATCTTTAATCGTTATGGAGAAATCTTTGAAGATATATTTAAGGATGGTGGAGTACATCCTGGCGTTACTGATGAGTTTGTTCTTTGTTTAACTTTGAATGAACTAGGAGGATATCATTTTACTAATGGTGCATTTAATCATTGTGCTGCTAATGATCAACAAGATATGAAACTTATTGATGGTGTATTCTATGGTAAGAATCCACAAGAAGATGAGTATGAAAAAGTATTTTTATTCCATAGTGCATATCAAAACATATCATCATTAATAACACATAGTCCTGCCTTCCATGAAGACATCAAGAAGGTTATGTATTGGGAGGACTATCAATGAAGATTAATTTAGGTATGAAGATTGCTTTAGTAGGTCCTGGTATAATGCAGATTCCACCAGACGGTTGGGGTGCTGTAGAGATGTTGATATGGGATTACTATCAAGTTATTAAAGACCTAGGACATAGAGTTCAAATAATTAATACTCCCGACAGAGAACTTATAAAATTTGAAATAGAACATGGTAAGTTTGATATTGTTCATTTACATTACGATGTCTTTACTGATATAATTCCTGATCTTATTCCATTATGTAAGAGACTAATAGTTTCTAGTCACTATCCATATGTAAATACACCTCACATGTGGGGTAGAGATAACTATGGAATGATTGCTGATAGAATAATTCATAATAATGATTTTACTATCTTTGCATCAAGTCAAAAAGATATTGATTCATGGGTTACATATGGTGCTAAGAAAGAGAACTGTTGGTTAAGTAAACTAGGTGTAAGACCATACCCATATAAATTTGATGAGTTTGCTAGTTGGGATAGAACATTATGTTTCTCTCAGATTGTAGATCGTAAGCGTCAGTATCTTCTAGAAGATATAGACACTGTTGATTTCATGGGAAGGATGGAGCGTGGTGGTAAATTTAAAAATACATCAAACTATAAGGGTGAGATACCTAGAGAAAAATTAAATGAATATATCACATGCTATTCTAATATTGCATTGCTTAGTGAGGTAGAAAATACTACACCACTAGTCATCAAGGAAGGATTGATATGTGGTCTAGGTGTTGTATGTTCAGAAACTGTTGCTGCTGAGTTAGATACATCTAAACCTTGGATAGATGTCATTCCAGAGAAGGAAATAAATAATGTCGATACTGTTCTTGACACCATAGAAAAGAACAGACAAGTGGCTAAGCAACATAGAAAAGAGATCAGAGAATACGGTATCAACGAATTCGGTCTTGAAAATATACTTGCTTATGAATACATTCCTAAACTTGAAACATTATTATGAAAATTAGTATTGTAGGACCTGCTACACCAATTCCACCTGTGGGATGGGGAGCAGTTGAAAGTTTGATCTGGGATTATAAAGTAAACCTAGAAAAATTAAGCCATGAAGTTGACATAATAAACATCAATAATCCCAAAGAGATTATTAAAAGGATTAATGATTTTAAACCAGACTTCGTACACATACAATATGATGATTGGATAGTATTATATCCTTACATACAGTATCCTTGTGCGTGTACAACACACTTTGCATATCTTGAGCAACCACATAAGATGGATGCTTATAGTAGAATATTCGGACTCTTTCAAGATGTTAAACCAAATGTATTCTGTCTCTCAGATAGTATTAAAAAAGCCTATTCTATACTTGGTGGTATTCCTGATGATAAGTTATTTGTTGTCCCTAACGGAGTTGATCTCACCAAGTTCCGTAATACAGATAATCCAGAATTCCCTGATCGTAGCATCTATCTAGCAAAGATAGACTATAGAAAGCGTCAGCATAAATTTCAATCAATAGATAATCTTTTCTTTGCTGGTAACATAGCAGACAAGAGATTCAATGAGAACCATAACTATCTTGGTGAATGGACTAAAGAATATCTACATGACTACCTAACAGACTATGGTAATCTAGTTCTACTATCAGATGGTGAAGCACACTCTCTGGTAATCATGGAAGCATTTGCTGCAGGGTTAGGTGTAGTTGTGAGTGAGTTTGCTACTGCTAATCTAGATCTTGATAAAAAATTTATTACTGTGGTTCCAGAAGATAAGATTGACGATCCACAATATGTAGAGTATCTTATTAAAAAGAACAGAGAATATTCTGTTGCACATAGAGATGAGATCTTAGAGTATGCTAAGAATTTTTGTTGGGCAAAAGTAATTACAGATCATTACATACCAACAGTTCAAAATGTAATTGAATATGCATACGCAATTTAAACATGGACAAGAATAAATCTGCACCAAAATTAAAAGATATTCCACACATCTATTGGATTAATTTAGATGATAAGGAAGACCGTCGTGTTCGTACAGAGCAGATGCTTTCTTATTGGGAGGTAGCAAACACTAGAATCTCTGCATATGATGGTAGAGATGATGACCTTAGTGATATTGTTTATGGTAAGTATCCTGATAATATGACATCAGGTGAGATAGGTTGTGTTACATCTCATCTTAAAGCAATTCAATACTGGATGGAAAATTCAGATGATGAGTATGCAATCATGATGGAAGATGATTGTGACATGGACTCTGTTAGACACTGGCCATTCACTTGGAAAGAATGGTTTAGATGGGCACCTGCTGCTTGGGATATACTACAGATAGCAGTTATCAATCCAGCAATACCTGTAATGCAAATTCATCATAGGTTTGTAAATGATTTCTCTACTGCTGCCTATGTTATCAATCGCACATATGCAAAAAAACTTCTAGGATTGTATGTAAAGAAGGGAAAATACAAATTAGATTGTAGAATTAAACCTAGGTCTGTAGCAGATGATTTAATCTATAACAGTGGTTTGACCTTCTCCATGCCTATATTCATGTATAGATGTGACATGGGATCTGATATTCATAATCAACATGTGGATGTTTATCATCGTAGTTGCCACGATGCACTCTGGAACTTCTGGAAAAACGATGCTCCTCTAGTGGAGGACTGGAATCAGTACTTCGATTTGAATCCATATCTAGGCAAATTGCCACCAGGATTTGAAAACGCTTGACA